CCGCGTTAATAGCGAATAAGGTTAAAGGCAATATTAAAGTAAATATTATTGATGTGCCAGGTTTTGGCCCATCAAAACAAGATACTGTTGAAGATTTGGCTTTTTTAACCGGAGCTACAGTAATTAATGAAGAGCTAGGCGATGATTTAGACTTAATCGAGCCATCAGTGCTCGGCGGGGCTGTAAAAGCTATTACAGATGAAAAAAATACAATAATTCAAACAATTGATTTAGGTATTGATTTCAATGAGCGAATAGAATCAATAGACGCTAAGATTAAAGATGAAGCAAATCCATTTTTGAAAAAACGACTAGAGCAAAGGTTAGCAATGCTAAACGGCTCTGTGGGTATTGTTAAAATTGGTGCGGATTCCAAAATTGAAATGAAAGAAAAAAAGGATAGGGTTGAAGACGCTATTTATGCTGTTAAAGCTGCGTTGCAAGAAGGTATTGTACCCGGCGGCGGAGTGGCACTTTTAAATGCTTCACAAAAAATCAAACCCTTAGGTTTGGGTGAAGAAATATTATTGAATGCTATTGACGCTCCCTTTAAAACAATACTTGAAAATGCAGGTATTGAAACCTCAGATTTTAAAGCAAATGCAGGAAAGGGTATTGATGTAACATCTGGGAAAATAATTAATATGGTTAAATCCGGTATTATAGATCCGGTGCTTGTAACAAAAACTGCGCTTAAAAATGCAGTATCGGTTGCTACAACTATATTCTCTGCTGATTGTGTAATTTCAAACATGAGAACAAATGCAGGCGATTAATTATTTTGTAGTAATAGAAAAAATAAAAGAGGCCCCTAAAACAGTTGGAGGGCTTGAATTAACAGAAACGCAAAATAGCGACGTTAGGTACTTAAAGGGTAAGGTAATATCCGCAGGCGATCAAGTTCCAATCTTAAAAGCAGGGGATGTTGTGTATTACGATAAACACAATGGGCATGGCATACAATGGAAAGATAAATTATACCATGTGCTTAAGCTCGGCGATATTGTTCTTGTGGAATGAAACTGTCTTCAAGTGATATAAAAGATTTAAATTTACTTAAGTATTATAGGCTCATTCGTAAATGGGCCTGTAAAACTTATAAGCTAAAAGACGCTGACTTAGAATTGCTAATCTATTTAGATTGCAAAAATCGATTTACGCGTAATGATTTCATAGATGGTGAGTACACATATTCTTGGGATAAAGATAGGTGGGAACGTCTTCGCAGAGAAGGCTGGATTGAAGTTTGGCGCCATCGCAACCGTACTACAATTAAATATTCTATATTTCAAACTTCTTATAAATGCAAACGTTTAGTTAGTAGAATGTACAGAATAATGCTTGGAGAAGAGGACTTACCTACATCCGAGCGAAGCATATTTTATAAAAACAAAACATATACAGATAAAGTCTATAACAAAGCTATAGACGATATGATTAAAGATTCAGAACGATAAAAATAATATTATGCCAGGAACAAGCAAAAAAGGCGGAGGCCTTAAAACAAAAAAAAGTTATAAAAAGTCTTATGCCAAAAAACCAATGGCTAAAAAGAAAAAATAATTATGCCTAGTAAAAACGCACCCTCAAGAAAAAAATCTAAAGGCTATTATGCTAAAGTTAAGAAAGGTAGCGGCACTGGGGCTAAAGCTGGTGGTGGTATGACCGCTAAAGGTGTTGCTAAGTATCGTAGAGATAATCCAGGCAGCAAGCTAAAAACCGCAGTAACAACCCCTCCTTCAAAGCTCAAAAAAGGCAGTAAAGCTGCTAAAAGAAGAAAAGCATTTTGTGCGCGTTCTAAAAGTTGGACGTCTGAAAGAGGTAAGGCTGCAAGAAGAAAATGGAACTGTTAAAATAATATTATGAAAAAATTAAGTCCAGCACAAAAAAAGCTTGCGAGAACTGCAAAGCCATATAACAAAATAACTGGCGCAGACTTTAAAGCTTTAAAGAAAAGAAAAAAAAGAAAATGAAATCTAAAGGCTTAGGTGATGATATTCACAAATTTACTACTCAAACAGGTATTAAAACAGCTGTAGATTTTATGTCAAAAAAATTGAACATCCCGTGTGGCTGTGAGGGGCGCAGAGAGGCAATGAATAAACTATTTCCAAAACGATACAAATAAAAAATTATGGCATATAACATGAAAAAAGGAGGGGGCACCGCCAATGCTGATACCCCCGGCGCTTTTAGCTCAAAAGATACAAATACAATGGCAGCTTTAGAAAAAGCCAGAGCTAAAGCAGCTCAATTGCGAACTCAAAAATCAGCAGATAGTATTAGCTATGCTAAAGATTTAGAAAAACAATTTAGAGGGAGCAGAGGCCAATTAGATGCTGCGGGAGACCGGCAATTAATGAAAGACGTTAAAAAACGGGCAGGTGAAGTTTATGATTTTGACATAATAGAACCTACTGAAAAATTTCCAAAAACAGGTGTAACCGTAAAAAAAGGAACATATTTAGGTTCAGGGTATATTACGGATGGTCAAGAACGAGGATTTGGAAGTGGTATGAGCGTTTCTCAATTAGCTAAAGATCAACCGCGTTCTGGATTTGAGCAAACAAAAGCCAAAAAGATTTCTAAATTATTAGGATTAAAATAATGCCAAATAAAAAGTTTAAAGATACAAAAGTTGGGCAATTTATATTACAAAAATTACCTGGTTTTGTAGCTGGAACTTTACCTGACAATGGTGTTTTAGGTGTTGTTAAAAATTTAATTGCAACAGACCCTGACATTACGGCAGAAGAAAAAGCGCAAATGCACAGCGAGCTGGTAGAATTATACGAGCTTGAAGTAATGGATAGAGATAGTGCTAGGCAAAGAGAAGTTGAAAAAGCAAAAACTGGGCAATTTGATTTAATGTTTAATTTAACAGGTATTGTTGGGTTAGCTGCTTTTTGTTTCATTATATATGCTATTGTATATCTACAAATACCGGAATCCAATAAAGAAGTTTGGATACATTTAATAGGTATTTCAGAAGGTATAGTATTATCTATATTTGGATATTTCTTTGGTTCAGCAGTACGCAAAAATAAACAATAATTAAATGGCTAGAATACAAACGTATGTATCAGACGCGGCTATAACTGCTAATGATAAGTGGATCGGGTCTGATGGCGATAATCAGTTCCAGACTAAAAACTTTACCCCCGCGGGGCTGGCTAGCTATTTTAATGAAAGCGGTACTATAAAATTAAGTAACGCATTAAAATTTAAATATACTGATGCTACCCGCACGGCAGGTGGATTTAATTTTAATAGTGCACTTTCCGGGCCTCAAAATTTTTCTGATATTACAGAGCTTGTGTTTAGTAAAGAATCATTAAGCACAGACGTAGAGGCTTTTTTAAATATAACATTAGATTGTAGAATTTTATTGCAAGAAATGAACGGTCCAAATACTTTTGGCGTTTATGATGTTACCGCAATAGAAGAGCATCCTTCGGACGCAGAGTATTTAATTTTTACATTAGATCATAAAGCATCAAATAGCACTACTACATCTGGTGCTTTATATTTTTTATCTATAATTGATTTTGCGGGAAGTGTGGATAAACACTTTGTTCACACGCAATCAGTGGCTACATCAACATGGGCCATAACACATAATTTAGAAAAATACCCCTCTGTAACTGTTGTTGATTTTCAAGACAGGGTTATAGTCGGAAATATACAATACACCTCAAACAACGAACTAACATTAACCTTTTCATCTGCTTTTTCTGGAAAAGCATATTTAAACTAAAATAATTATGGCACTATTACATCTAACGGATATAAACCTTAATAAAAACGCGCTGCAATTTGCGAGTTTGCATCCGCTGACCGATGCTACCAGCTTAACAAATCCGGTAGAAGGCCAGGTTTATTATGATACAACAGATAATGTTGTCAAAGCTTATGGCGGTTCTGCTTGGAATAATTTAGATTCTATTACCACCGCCACTTTAGATGGTACAACATTGAAGTTGTCAAAAGACTCAGGGCTTACTGATGTAACAGTAGACTTAGGTACCCTACACCCCACAATATCAGCGGCTAATACTTCGGATAATTCCGGAAGAACATATATCCAAGATATTACATTAGATTCAAACGGGCACGTAATAGGTATTGAAACTGCAACAGAAACAGTTGTAGACACAGATACAACTTATACGTTGCCTGTTACAAACAGCGTGGCTCCTAATCCGGGTACAACAGGTGGTAGCGCAAATATAACTTTAACAGACTCAACAACACCTACTCCGGTAACAGATTCTGTTCAGATTATTGGAACGGATGAGGAGGTGCATGTTACTGGGAATAATACAAATGACACAATACAAATTGGTTTACCAGATGATGTTACAATTACCGGCGATTTAACAGTAAATGGAGGTAATATAAATTCAAATGCTGCACAATTAAATATTAGTCCTAACGGAGGTACAGCCTCAGGTGCTACAGTAAGAATCAATGGTGATTTAGATGTGGTGGGCGCTGTAAATTATGTATCATCATCTGAAATACAAGTTGAAGATACATTTATAAAATTAAACTCTGCTCTTGATAGCGGTACTTCTGCTAGCGTTAATGCAGGTATTACAGTAGAAAGAGGCGCAGATGCTGATAGATCTCTTAGGTGGAATGAAGCGGATGATGCATGGGAAATCCAAGCCTCTGATGGCACATATTACCCTATACAATATCAAACTACAACTTCGCCTGTGCAGTCTGTTACTATTACAGAGGGCACCGGAATAAGTGTTACAGATGAAAGCTCTGGAGGTGATGCTAGCTTTCAAATAGATGCGGATGCAGCAACCGCAGAGGCTGCGGGTATTGTAGAACTAGCAACAACAGCAGAGGCTACCATTGGAACAGATGCGACAAGAGCTGTTACTCCTGCTGGGTTAGCAGCATGGGGAGGAGCAAGAAGTTATGCGGCAAATATATCAGCCTCTGGGGCAGTAACACATAGCTTAGATAGCAGAGATGTAATTGTGCAATTATACGATGTATCAACATACGACACGGTATATGCTGATGTTCAAAGAAATTCACTTGACCAAGTAACAATTACGTTCAATACAACACCTGTGAACAGTGTAAGAGTTTTGGTTACATTAATAGACTAATATAATTAAATATGGCAAATCGTTTTTTAAACAATATAACGATTAACGATAGTTATACTTTTCCAAACGCGGATGGTACAGCGGATCAGATAATAAAAACAGATGGAGTTGGGCAACTAAATTTTATTAACCAAAGCTCTTTAGCTGCGGGCTCAAGCGAATCTGTACATATTTTAGTAAAAAATACTTCAGGCAGTCAAATTGCTAAAGGCACCCCCGTATATGTAACAAGCGAAACTGGCAATTCGGGTAAAATTGAAATTGCTCCTGCTGATGCTTCTGACGAAGATAAAATGCCTGCGTTGGGTCTTTTAGAAACTACATTAAACCATAATGCCGAGGGGTATTGCGTGCAAGGCGGATTATTAGATGCTTTGGCTACCGCAACCATTGATGGTACCTCCACAACTGCTAATGATACAGTATATATAAAAGCGGGAGGGGGCCTTACAATGACAAAGCCCACCGGCACTAATTTCATACAAAATATTGCTAAAGTAGCTAGGGTTCACGCTTCAAATGGGTCCTTAGTTGTTTCTTCTATACTTAGAACAAATGACGTACCAACTCCATTATATATAGATCACGCTAATCAGCGATTGGGCATTGGTGTAGAAAACCCCCTTGTTAATTTTCAAGTTGGAGATGGAACAGCTGACGACAGCGCAAGAGTTTATTTTAGTGATGGAAATTACACGGAAATGCGTGGTTATGGTTTGCAGTTTAGTAGATCTGCGTCTTATATAAGACCAACAGCAGACAATACAAAAAATCTTTATTTAGGAACAGATGCTGCTCAATGGAATACATTAAGTATAGACGCGTCAACAACTACATTTAACACAAATGGTAGTGAAAATATGCGTATTGATTCTAACGGCAACGTCGGGATTAACACAATAAACCCAAACCAAAAATTAACTATAAGAGGTAATGACAATTACGTTGCAACAGAACAGACTAGTTATGCCTGGGGGGCTGCAAATACCATAGGCGTAAAATTGGGTACTAGTACTGCAGGTGTGTTAGATTTCAGGCGCTGGGACGGTGGTGTTACTCACGGGACTGCTTTAATCACTCAAGTTAGTTCAGACGGTGGCTGGGGTCTTGATTTTAGAGTAGACAATAAATCAACAAATACGGCTGCTACAAGTAGTAGAATGTTTTTAAGTACATCTGGAGAAGTTGGGATTGGAACGACTAATCCTATTGCAAAACTTCACGTGTCAGGCTCTCAACAATTTATATTAATTGAATCTACAGCTAATTCTGATGCTGCCTATAGGTCAAAAACAACATTAGGGTATTACGGTAGTGGAACAGGTATTGGCTCGGCAACAGATTGTTGGAACGTATATGATTTTAATGCGGGGTCTGAAAGAATGCGCATTTCTTCCAGCGGCAACGTAGGAATTGGTGATGCAAACCCAGACGCTAAATTAACAGTATTTAGAGCAGATAGCACATATGCAGTTAATTTATCTGACACTGAGTCCAGAGCTGGATTGTCTGTAAAATCTTCGAGCAACTTTGATAGCAAATTAACAATAAGCTCTGGGGCAAGCTCAAGGCAGTATATACAAGCTGCTAATAACTCTGCTACAGTAGGAAGAGATATTAGTATAAACCCATACGGCGGCAACGTAGGGATCGGAACGGATAACCCTGGAGCAAAGTTAGAGGTAAATGGTACAGTAGATTTAGATAATTTAACCATTAATGGGGCTCAAGGCGGCGATGGCCAGGTATTAACATCTACAGGTACTGGTATTGCCTGGGAAGACGCCAGTGGCAGCGGGGGAGGAATCTCAGGTACTATAGCGGCTGGACAAGTTGCTTTCGGAACAGGAACCGACACTATTGGCGGTGATGGAACTACTTCAGTAGATGGGCTTATGTACAATAGCGCCCAAAATCAACTTACAACTGGTTCCCTGGTTCTTTCTAACGGAATTTTTCATACCGGCAACTTAGTTACAGCGGTTCAGTTCAGCTTTGATCAAATTGATTTTTATGCAGGAGGCCTTAAAATGATAACCTGCGATGAGGGTGCTACTGATGAGGTGATAATAAATCAGGATTCGAATGATATAAATTTTAGAGTAGAATCTAATACCTACACGCATATGTTCTTTGTTGATGGTGGGTTAAATAGAGTTGGTATTAACAATAATAACCCCGGGTATACTTTAGATATTAACGGAAATGCTAATATAGCTACTACATTAAGAGTTGGTGGAAACATAAATGGTCAAGCAGGTATTGAGGGTGAATCGTTAACAATAAACACCGGCCCGTCAACTATTACAGGTGAACTTGATAAGGACGGAAGTAAAATAACAAACTTAGCAAATCCTACCAGTGCACAAGATGCCGCTACAAAAGCTTATGTTGACTCTCAGTCTGGAGGCGGCGGTACCACTTATAGTATAAATGCCGGAGCAAAATCCGGCAATAATGTGCCTATTAATTTAGACGCGGCAAGCGGAACGGACACCCTTATAAACTTAACCCAGGGAACTGGAATTACATTAACTAGAAATAGTTCTAACCAAATAACCATTGAGGCGTCTGGCGGCGGTGGCGGAAGTAGCACATTGAGCGGTTTATCAGATGTTACTATTTCAAGCCTTCAAAACAATGATCTGTTGATGTACAACGGCACTGCTTCAGAATGGCAAAACACGAATTTAGGACTAACTGTTACGCCAACATTATCAGGCGCCTCAACAGGCTATGCAACGCTACAATATACGTTAACTGTATCAAACCACGCTACTTACGACGACCCTGCTTATTATGTAGAAGTTTACAATACTTCCGGGTCTGTAGTAGTAGCTAATAGCGCGATAACTAATAATTATGATGGAACTTTTACATTTACATTACCGTCAGCGGCCGCTTCTTACACAATACAGGTAAGGGCTCAAGATTTTGGCGACCTACAATCAGAAATAGCTACTAAAACGATTACTGTTTCACAGCTTTCATTAAATTACCGATATTTCCGTGTAACAAATTTTACGGGGACCGCCAAAACTTCTGTAATGATAAGAGATTTTAGGCTTTATACTTCCGCCGGCCAGAGCGGAACGCAACTACCCCCCAATATGACATCCAATACCGCTCCCACGCCTTATGTTGCCAGCGGGCAAGGGCAGTATAGCGCTTCATATGATCCTTATAAAGCATTTGACAGCAGCGCAAGCTCCCAATGGTGGAATTTAAGCGGGAATAATACTACTGATTACCTTCAAATTGATTTAGGGCAGGCTTATACCATTAAAAGTTTTAGATTTAGAGAAGGATCAGATGATTATAGCTGGACCGGATGCACTGTACAGGCATCAAACACCGGAGCATTTAATGGGGAAGAATTTGAAGTAGTATTAACCGGGTTAACAGCATTGTACCCATCTTATAAAAACGCAGGATAAAATTATGAGTTTAAAAACAGAATGTAGAGAGGCTATATATCATTATGCAGATGAGGAAGCACAACGAAACGCAGCCTTGACCGGTGAGCATATAGAATATGTAAACTTAGTATTAACACTTTTAAGAGACAGTTATAAAGAACAAAATTTAGCAGGAGCAACAACTTTTACAGTATCTGAACAAATAGCGGCTACCTTAGAAGAAGAATGTCCCTGGATAGATTAAGTAAAAATTAACTAAATGTGTAATATATATATTATACAAATATAATAATAACAATTAAATTAAATTAAATTATGTCTAAAGACAATAAAATAACCGAAGAGCAACTAGAAAAATTACAAAAATTTGTACAAGCTCTAAACCAAAGTCAAATACAACTAGGGCAACTAGAAATACAAAAGCACACCCTATTGCATCAAACCTCTGAAATCCAAAAAGGTTTAAATGATTATCAAGTTGAACTTGAAGAAGAATACGGTAAAGTATCTGTAAATATTCAAGATGGAACTTATGTAGCGATACCAGAAGAAGATGAATCTGATAAGAAAGATTAGTATCGGTAGAGACTATAAAAATGAAGCTATGCATTACTCCGTAGGTCAAGAGGTCTACGGAGGGCATACTATCTGCGATATAGTTGAAGAGGATAATAAATACAGTATTTATATTAAAAAAAATAACGAAATATTGCCTTGGAAAGATTTTAATAAAAATATGGCGGTAGCGGTTGAATATAACTTAGAGTATTAATGCGTAGTATTTTTAACTTTATAGTTACACCAAAAAAAGAACGTTATAATAATAAAACAAAAGTTGGTGAAACAGATTTAATATTAAATACAGAAATATCAGACCATAGATATATTAGCAGAAATGCTATTGTACTTGAAACGCCGATTGCTGAAAAAACAAATATTAAAAAAGGTGATGAAATTATTGTTCACCATAATGTATTTCGCCGGTGGTATGACGTTCGGGGTAAAGAACAAAACTCTAGAGCATTTTTTGAAGAAGATAAATACTTTATTGAAACAGACCAAATATTTTTATATAAAAGAAAAAATAAATGGCAAGCTCCTAAAGGATATTGTTTTGTTAAACCATTAAAAGAATCAACTAAGCTAAGCATTGATAAAGAAAAACCTTTAGTTGGAATTATAAAGTACGCGGATAAAGATTTAGAAAAAAACGGTATTAAAGAAAATTCTTTAGTAGGTTTTAAGCCATTCAGCGAATATGAATTTGTTATTAATGGTGAACGCCTTTATAGGGTAAAAACAGATTTTATTACAATTAAATATGAATACCAAGGAAGCGAAAAGGAATATAATCCGAGCTGGACAAAAAGCGGTTAATGAACTTATTAAAGTTGCAGAAGAAAAAATCATTACAAATACAGAAGATGATGTATCCGCTGACCGTTTAAAAAACGCTGCTGCTACCAAAAAATTAGCAATATTTGATGCCTTCGAAATATTAACGAGGATTGAAACTGAAAAAGCTTTATTAGAAAACAAACCTTTAGTGGAAGAAAAACAAGCATTCAAAGGTTTTGCTGAAAAAAGGAGTAAGTAATGTATCAACAAACATTATATAAGATCATAGAGCCTATTAAAATAAATAAGCTAAAACGTTTTAATAAAGCTAAACGATGGAAGTATGGTTATGACAAAGAAGAAGATATTATTGTTATAAGCAAGACTGGGCAAATCGGCGATGTGTATAGCATACAAAATTTAAAAATAGCATTACCACCAACTCCAACTAAATTATCAAAAAAAGATAATAAATGGGTTAAATCAGATTACCCAAAAGAGCTTAGCAAAATAAAAACCATATTTGATTGGAAAAACTATCCGGTAGAATTTCAAGAAAAGTGGGAACCATATATAGATGAAGAATTTAAAAGACGTGATGAAGGCTATTGGTTTTATAATAAAGATAAACCTGTTTATATTACTGGTACTCATTACATGTACCTGCAGTGGGCCAAGATTGATGTTGGGGCACCAGAGTTTAGAGAAGCAAACAGACTTTTCTTTATTTTCTGGGAAGCTTGCAAAGCAGATACCAGATGTTATGGAATGTGCTATCTCAAAAACAGACGTTCAGGTTTTTCGTTTATGGCATCAGCTGAAACCGTTAACTGGGCTACAATATCAAGCGATGCACGATTCGGCATATTGTCCAAATCTGGTGGGGACGCAAAAAAAATGTTCACAGATAAAGTGGTACCAATATCGGTAAACTACCCTTTCTTTTTTAAACCGATACAAGACGGTATGGATCGTCCAAAAACAGAATTAGCGTATAGAGTACCAGCGTCAAAGCTAACAAGAAAGTCAATACAGTCTGGTCAACAGCGCGAAGAGCTTGAAGGTCTTGATACTACTATTGACTGGAAAAACACAGGTGACAACAGTTATGATGGTGAAAAACTAAAACTGTTAGTACACGATGAATCAGGTAAATGGGAAAAGCCAGATAATATATTAAATAACTGGCGAGTAACTAAAACAACATTGAGATTAGGTAGCCGCATTATCGGTAAATGTATGATGGGATCAACATCTAACGCATTGGATAAAGGTGGTGAAAACTTTAAAAAATTGTACAATGATTCAGATGTTACAAAGCGTAACCGCAACGGACAAACTCGCAGTGGACTATATAGTTTGTTCATACCTATGGAATGGAACTACGAAGGATTCATTGATACTTATGGAATACCTGTATTCGACACACCCGAAAAAGAAATTGAGGGGCCACACGGTGAGTTTATAGATGTAGGAGTCATTGAGCATTGGGATAATGAAGTAGACGGTTTAAAAGGCGACCAGGATGCTTTAAATGAGTATTACAGGCAGTTTCCGCGGACAGAGGAGCACGCCTTTCGAGACGAAACAAAAAATAGTATATTTAATCTTGCCCGTATATATGATCAAGTAGATTTTAATGACGGTGCTAGAGAAAGCGGATTAATAAGTGTGGGCAATTTTGCGTGGGAAAATGGCATACAAGATTCAAAAGTTAATTTTTACCCAAATCCAAAAGGTAAATTTAAAGTTAGCTGGGTACCGCCTTTAAATTTACAAAACCGCGTAATAGTAAAAAATGGAGTGAAAACTCCCGGCAATGAGCATATTGGAGCGTTTGGTTGTGATAGTTACGATATATCGGGGACAACAGACGGAAAGGGTTCTAAAGGAGCATTGCATGGGCTTACAAAGTTTAGTATGGAAGATGCTCCACCAAATATGTTTTTTTTAGAATATATAGCCAAACCTCAAACTGCTGAATTATTTTTTGAAGATGTGCTTATGGCTTTACATTTTTATGGCATGCCAATACTCGCAGAAAATAACAAACCAAGGCTACTATACTATTTAAAGCGCAGGGGATATAGAAAATTTTCAATGAATAGACCAGATAAAATCTGGAATAAATTATCTGTGGCTGAAAAAGAAATTGGCGGAATACCTAACTCATCTGAAGATGTAAAACAAGCGCACGCTGCTGCTATTGAATCCTATATAGAATCATTTGTTGGTTTAAAAAACAATGATGAATATGGAAATATGTATTTTAACGAAACGTTAAATGATTGGGCTAAGTTTGATATAAACAAAAGAACAAAATTTGATGCGGCTATTAGCTCGGGGTTAGCCGTAATGGCCTGCAATAGACATTTATATACCCCTATAAATAAAAAACAACAATCTAAAGTAAGTTTGAATTTTGGTAAATATAATAATAAAGGCCAAAAATCGGAATTAATAAAACAATATGGCTGAGTCAGTTACTAAAAGTTTTTTCCCGAGTCAAGTCGCGAGCAATGAAGAAAAGTTAAGCATGGGCTATGGCCTAAAGGTTGCACGGGCTATTGAGCAGGAATGGTTTAAAAAAGAATCTGGTAATAATAAATTTATTATTAACCAAAACCAATTTCATAAGCTTAAGCTTTATGCTAGAGGGGAACAATCAATTCAAAAATACAAAGATGAATTATCTATAAACGGTGATTTATCTTATTTGAATTTAGATTGGAAGCCTATACCAATAATACCAAAATTTGTTGATATTGTTGTAAACGGTATAGCCGAAAGAACTTATGATATAAAGGCGTATTCTCAAGACCCTCATGGCGTATCTAAACGGACGCAGTATATGGAGGCTTTAATTACGGATATGCAAACGCGTGATTTAAACGATTTTGTTGAAGAAAACTTCGGTATTAATTTATACTCTAATCCAAAAGAGATGTTACCGGTTGATGAGCAAGAACTATCACTGCATATGCAGCTTAATTATAAGCAAGCTGTTGAATTAGCCGAAGAGCAGGCTATTAATACTATTTTTGATCAAAATAGATATGAACTAACTAAAAAACGTTTTTATTACGATATA